ATCCAGTATTCTGCTTTACTACATAGAAGAGCTGTTAAGATATTATTCATCTTGTCAGGCCCTTCTCCTGCAATAGGAGGTAAGGATTCTTGAATAGCATACTTAATAATATCCCAGTGAGCAGATACTTGATCTGGCAAGAGCTTAGTTAACATTACTGTCCTCTCGGAGGAGATGCATAAACACCTCTCAATCCTCTTAAGTCTGTCATTTTCCATCTAATAGTCATATAGTTTAGATTAGAAAAGTTACCTATAAAAAATGTGCCTCTTAGAACAATTCTAAAATCTGTTCCTGCTATAATAATAGATGCTACCCCTTGAGCATTAATAGGAAAGAAATCAGTACGCTCCCAGTTAGCTAGATTATTAACTTTCCAATCAACAGCTACTTCAGTATTTATAAACATGGAAGAACCTATCTCAACAGAGAAGATAGTTTTCTCTCCTCTATAACCCATGTCTAAGTCATGTGTAACTATTATAGGATAAAAGTCAGGGATAGTAGCTTCAGTAATAGTTCCTACAATAGTATCTATTGTCTCAGGTAGACCACAATGACTTTGTCTATTCTCATCATCATACCAAACTGCACTTTGAGGAAATGGATAGTTAGTTAAACCTTGAGGTGAAAGTAAAAGACTATCCGTACCATCTGTGATGTAGAAATCTTGATTATCTGGTTCATAAGAAATTATAATAGGTTGATCTTCTCCAACAGTATCTATAGCATCTAACGCTGCTACAAATTCTTGATAACCGAGCTTTTCCAATCCCTTAGTAGTAATCTGCCATGAGTTATTTTCAATATCTACAAACACATGCTTCTTAAGATTACCATTCATAGCACCTCTATTTCTAAGTCCTATATCATGGAGTTCTTCAAACCCGAAAGTAGTAGCAGGAGAATTAACAGGGAACATTTTAGTAACTCCTGCAGTACTATAAATTATCACTACATCACCTAATCGTCTTACATGAAGTACTTCTCCGCCAACAGGATCTCGTCTATAGCCTGCTGTATTCTTCAAATCAGGAGTACAACTAATACTACCTATATCTGACCAGACGATAGACTTTTCATCACAGTCATGCCAGACAGATTGAACCCCTCCTCCTATTAACTGCCCTTTAAAATTACATACAGTATTCATTAAAGGGACATTAGCAATAGCTGTAGTAACTTGCCATGCTGCTAATGTAGGATCCCAGTAAAGCATTACAACTCCATTAGTCATAAATACATACTCACCAAAGTCTGCCATCTCCATTAACTCACCTTGACCGAAAGTTAATGTATCTATATCAAAGATCCAAGTAGCATTATATGAAGCATCTAAAGAATAAACTCTATCTGCCATAAGTATATCATCTCTAACAATAAGAATCTTCCAACTCTCTTGTTTAAGAAACTGAGGAAAAGGCCAATTATAGTGTACATCAATACCTAAAGGCAAAGGATTAGTAAGAAAAGGAATACCTTCAAGTTCTTTCTTTCCTATCCTAAACCCTAGCGCTTCCTGTAAAACTTGAGCATTACTAGGAGTCCTATCTGATCTTAGACCTTTTAAAAATGCTTCATCTATAGAGGTATAAAATTCTCTCATCACTTACCTTTTCTAGATTCAATGAAACTACCTTTTTCAGTCTTGGTAGGTTTGTCTGACTTCTGTCCAAGACTCTTCCGATCATTATCAGCTGTACCTTTCTTATACTCAGGCAATGAATTTCCCTTAGTCATTTTCTTCCTCCTTTTCTAATTCTTCAAGTAAAAATTTTTTAATTTCAGTTTCTTTAACTGCAGGAACCCAAAGAAATGAAGCCCAAATTTTAGATACTTTACTATCTCTTTTAGCGATAACTATTATTTTTAACCTGTCTCCACCTGCAATATCTATATCAGGTTTTATTACAGTATAAGGTTTTATAGTAAAAATATTCTTACTATTTACATCATCTACTTTATAAATATTAAGAAAGATATCAATACCTTCTTTAGGCATATCTTCTACAAACAAACCTCCGATGGTTATCTTACCATCTACTGGAAACATATAGTTTAAAACAACCCCTTTCTTTGGATTATCTACATAACCAGAGATAGGAAAAGGAGTTATTATAGCAGAAATATCTTTACGCTGTCTTCGCATTAATCTGCTAATAGCTGTATCAATAGATATTATTTGCTGTTCTACTGTCTCACCTTTTATAGCCTTCATCTTCTTTCTCCCCAGGAGTAATGATTTTCATCATTCCATCTTCCACCCCAAGTACCTCCTAAAAATTCCCAGAAAGATCCAAGAGGTTCATGATGGGCAGTTTTATCTAGAAAAATATTATCTTTAAACAAGTTAATATCTTTTGCTCTTCCATCATAGTGATAACTTTTCTTAATATGTTTAGTATGTTCAGGTTGAAAGGTAACTTCATATCCTTGATTTAAAGCAAATAGAAGCAACAAAGGAAAATTCTTCGCAAAATTTCTTTGATCGTCTCCTAACTTACTCATAGTTTACCCCTCTATCTGTGTAACCTCTGCAATTTCTTCTTCAACTAAATCTTTACCAATCCCTGTAGTAGCTGTTAAAATAGCAGCATCCATATCTCTTACACCTTGAGTGTTTCTATTCATTATTTCTACTGATCTTAAAGCAGACATGATTAGAATATCCGGATGAACTTCTGACCAGAAGCTTTTATCTGTATCTTCTTCCAATGGATGAGAGTAGAATAGACCTTTTATTTCTACCATAGTTTTCTGATCTGTAGGAGGAGAAATTAAAACTGCATTGTAATTAGCTGATTCCGCTGACAATACATCTACATAACCTGAGAAAGCTTCGAATTCATCAGAAGGAGTTTCAAAAGTTTCTGGGGCAGCTCTAGTTATCATAGGTGCATAATATAAAGGAGCTCCACTAGACATTCCTGATGGGAGAGTAGTAAAATAAGCTGCCATTAAATCTGCAAGATCTTTCTTTTCTAACTGCCATCTGGCTGTAGTAGTAGCTACCCATACTTCTTTAATCGCTCTACAGTATGAAAAACTTGCAGCATAGAAATCTGCTAGTAACCATCTATAGGCTTTAGCAGGAGATTTCTGCGTCTCATCAAGACGGTCTAGATGACGCTGTCCTGCATTGATAAAAAAGTTAGCTCCATTATCAGAACCATCAGCAGCTACTATATTATAAAGACCTGATAAAGTTCTAAACTGTAGACGAAGTGCTAGCAGATTCATTTTAAATCTCCGTTTTATTTTAATACGAAGGGAGAAAGAAAGCTACATCTGTTCCTAACTCCCTCCGTATTAGCCCTTGCCGGGGAAAAGGTTAAACCAAACTGGGAAGACCAACTCCGTTCAACACAGCACATTTTTCAGGGAACCCAAATTCAAGACCGCACTCAGTGAGATATTCCTCACTAGTACCATCAATCCTTCGAGCATTATTACCCTGAGAAGTTGTCTTAGAACTGTTCTCACCAAAGAAGGTAGTATCATCAATGAATTTATAGTTAAGTTCCTTAGGTTCTATAATCACCATCATGTTTCGAGTAGTCGCATCGAAACTAAACAGTGGATGAGTTTTCATCATCAGTGAACCAAAAGGAGTCATCCACTCACGGATCTGCATACCGTAAGTTTTCTGACCAGGAGTAAGATTAACCTGACCACCTGCCATAGCCAGTGCGTCAATTCCTAGCAGCGCTCCAGAACCTACAAAGGCTAATTTCTCAGCTGCTCCGTAGCGAAAGATCTGTTCCAGATAGTACTTAAACCAGGTCTCACCACCCTGTGCCCAGGTCAAGGTAGAATAAGTCAGATTATACTGGTAATCATCTACGTTATCCGGAGCTTGATCACGGATAAAGTTAATAATACCCTTCGTGGTACGCTCCAGTTTACCATTAGCTCCAGTATTTTCAGTAGCAATACCCCAGAAATATGCAAGCTCCATTTCAATAGAGTGATTCTCCAAGCACTCACGTTTAGCTTTCTGATAATCATCTCCGGTACGCAGTCGAGTTTTTCGAGCAGTTCGAGTAATGCTAAGAGGAGAACGAAAGATCTGCGTATAGTTATAATGCTTCGTAGGATTCAACGATACAGCATCAGGCATCTCAGCCCCCTCAGCATTAATATTACCGATGATAAGAAAACTGTCACAATCTGAGAGATCATGAGTAGTTGAATTATCATCATCTTCCAGCAACTGTACTGATACCACAGCTGTAGCCGCAATACTATTACCTACAACCTTTCCAACTACATCTACAGAATAGTCAGAAGCATCACGAAGAAGAATCTGATGACCTATTCGAATCTGATTACCGAGTAAGGCAGTCATAGTAATATACAGTACATCTCCCGCTACCCCATCAGTAACATAAGGCACGGAAAGATCAGCGATAGTAAATACACCTCCAACATCTCCACCTACAGAACCAATCTTCTCAGTCCACCAGTGAAACTGTGCATCATCAACCTTCTTTGAAGGCATCATAGAGAGAATAGCTGTAAGTGGAGCCATTCCGTTAGGGTATAGATAGAGAATATTCTGTCTCCAGTTCATGGGTCTTTGATCTGCTACCCAATCACCAGTTCCACGCATTCCTAAGAACATTGTGTTACCTCCTGTTATGTTAAGAAGACTTTATAAATTTCTTATATAAGGCAAGTTGATTCATATCTAATGCTTCAGCCTCATTAAGAGCTTTCAAAGCTTCACAGATTAATCTAGTTACTACGTCTCCGAATTCTAATTCAACTTCATCGACAGTAGGTCTCATTTCAAAATTGTCAGGCTCAGCCATGACCATTCTTTCAACTATCCCCTGTTCCATATTCTTAGGAACAGTTTTACCAGTTTCTTTATTGGTAAGTTGAGTTTCATTCCAAGTAACTTTTCCTCCATCTAAAGTACGGAATTGAAGAGCTTTATGCTCCACTTCACTAAAGGAAAGTACTTTTCTTGCTTCTTCAATAAGCATATGATTAAGAAAATTAGCTTTTAAAGGAAGAAGACCTGACAATGTAATTCTATTCATTACTGTTAATTTCATTCTAATACCTCCTTAAGGTATTCCTAGAAAGTAATCACGGGAAGGCTGGCCAGGAACCAGCTTTTCAGGGCATGCTCCCTATCCCGTGAAAGTGAGTTATTTTTTAGATTTAACTGCAGCCGGTTTAAGATCAGGCTTAGAAGCCTTTTTAGAAATGGCTATAGCCTTATCCCTAAGTTTATGTACATCGACTTTCTTAGTCATTTGTTAACTCCTTATGAAGTAAGTTTAAATTATGTAGCAGCGTCATAGATACGTACCCAGTACTGAGTAGCACCATTAGTTGTGAAGAGTGGAATAGATCCAATCTTAGATGATCCAGTGTTAGTATCTACAACATATCCAAGACTTGCAACTGGTGCAGGAGAATAGAAGAGAGCGTGAAGTACATCACCGGAAATATTAGAACTGAAAATACAAAGTGCTGTAGGATCAGCAGTTCCCATAATTCCCTGTGTAACCATTCCAGTGATAACAACTGCACCAGTGATGGTAGCTCCAGCATCTGACCAGACACCGTTAGTTTGAGCAGCTACAAAATTTCCACCGACTCCAACAGTTACTCCAGTAGGTACATTAATCCAGGAAGATATAGCTGCAAGATGACCAGCTGCTACACCTGCCGCTGTGAGATCAAACTCATTCAAGCCATAACCATCACCGAGATTACCAGCCGTTAAGGTGCATGCAGATCTAATCGCTCTACTAGTTGCGAGAGTGAGAGCTGATACAACCTGAATACCAGTAGCCATTGGACTTTCGAGAGAGATTCCAGTGGTAATAGTTCCAGTAGTCAGCATTCGAAGACCGTAGGTAGCTACCACATTTCCAGCGACGAAAGTAGTATCAATGATCTTGATATATTCATCGAGAAGAGTACCAGCACCAAACTTCTCATGCTCAATTACAAGACCTCTATATAAGGTAGGCTGCACAGATGTCTTCACACGAATATGAGCACCGTACATAGTACCAATCGCTGTAGGTGTACCTTCCGAATCACAGGCAATCATAGCACCACGAATAGTAGTTACTGTAGATCCACCCTTTGCGATTGCTTCAGCATAAACTGCATTAACAGTCTGGGCAAATAGACTTCCATAAGCAATACCCTGACCATGAACTCCGTCAGCATTAACGAGGATTGCTACATCCTGTGATCTAGCTTCCGCACGAAAGCGTCCACCGCGAGCTGTCATACCATGGATTTCAGCAGCTGTTTTACTATACGATCCTCTGGTAGAAGCACCGATTTCTATATCAGCAAAAGTTCGCAGACACCACTTCATACCATCAGAATAAAACAACTGCCCCTGACCGGACTCAAATAGAACAACATCACCTTCCCATTGTTCACTATCATCAAGATCTTGAATCGTTACTGTATTGGTCATACTAAGATCTCTACCGATGATAGAATAAAACCTACCTACTGCCAATGCTACAGGTGGAAGTGAAACTGTCATAGGACCTGCAGTCGCAGTGGGACGAAGAACATAGTCCCTTTCCGACATCGCATAGCTAGCAAGCGGGATATGAAACTTATCAACAACAACATCTCCCTCAGTGAATTTACTATCTAACATTTTGTTACCTCCTGTTTAAGAATCTTTATTCATCTCATCTATTTCAGATAGAAGAGAATTTGTTTTAGGTTTTTGTTTCTGCCTTTGTTTATTACCTTTAGTAGCAGCAAATTTAGGGCCTTTTTTCTTTGGTTCAGGATCCGGTTCAAGATTAGGCTCTGGATCATTTGGATCATCAGAATCAGGATCAACTGCCTTTTTCTTAAGATCTAGTCTATTACGAGTTTCCTTTTCCACTTCAGTAAATGTCTTAGCTACAGTCCAGTCAGGGTTATCAGAAGCTAATTCTTCATAAACTGAAGCTACAACTTTCTTGAAAGGTGCAAGATCCTTATTACCATCATAGAATTTAGTGACTTCTTTTTTAAGGGTTGCCTGAACTGTGATGTTATTCTTAACAATATCAGGAATACTTCGCAAAGTAGTTTCTTGTACTGTTCTAGTACTAGAAACACCAGCAGCGTAGACTTTATTAAGAAGCGTATTTAAAGCTTTAGAATCTCTAGATAGTTCATCAAGATCCACATCATCATCAATAAAGTTTACTTCTTCTATAACATCAGGTTTAGGAGTAGGTTCTGGTTCTGGTTCTGGTTCTTTAACTTGAGCATCAATTTTTTCTTGTAGAAGCCTATTCTTCTCTTTTAATTCTGTTATAGTAGAATCTTCTGGCTTAGGCTCAGGATCTGGCTCCGGTTCTAAATCTACATCTGTAGGAGGGCCATCTGGATCTGGATCAGGATCTGGTGTAGGATCATCTACCTCCAAATCAACATCTAACTCAGGCTCTGGATCATCAACAACTTCTCCTATAGCAAGCATATCTCCTATTTGATCTACTACTGATTTTGATTCTTCTTCATTTCCTGGATTTTCCTCTGGCTTCGATGACATAGTCTCTCCTTTGTTTTGGATTAAAACATAGTGGTTATTTAACAGCTGTAAGTCTATTAATTTCCTTCCAGTATCCATAAGTAGCAGCTCCATCACCACCTATATTTACTAAAGTAAGAACATCATTTATAGCAAAGGTTTCTGTACCTAGAGCAGGTAAGCTATCTAAATAAAACTTTCCGCTATTCTTCACACCATCTGTTATACTTATCAAAGCATCTTGGAATATAAAAGTTTTTATCTGCCCTTCAGTTCCTCCAATAATAGTTGCTATATCAATAAGTAATCCAAGACCAGTACAGATAACTATTTCATGCCCAGCTGCTGATAGTTCAGAACCTACAGTCAGTGAAGTAGTGGCAGCTGGCACGTCTAAATTAGTAACAGTAAAGCCAGAAGTAGCAACTACTGCATTAATAGCTGCTGCCATTGTTCTCACCCAATAAGGCATTCTACTAACTATTTCCTGATCAGTCGGTTGATTTGGATCTAGACTCATCTTCCTTCTCCTTTACTTTATCTTCAAGTAACTGTAAAAACATCTCAGGTAAACCTAGTAAAAAATCTATTGTTCTTTCTCTGCCATAAAGACTTCCTAAGTGCATATCAGAATTCTCTATCCCAGAATTCCCTTCTATAACATTACCTATTACCTGAGCATATTCCTGCATAGCAGCTGTTTGCCAGATTTTTAATTCATTCTTGATGTCCTTCCATAAAATAGACTCTGTAAAATCTTCTATCTGATCTTTAGTAGCATTAATTCTAACTTCCATATCATCCATAGTTAAGCTCCTGCTGGTACAAGGTTACCTGCTTGAACTTCTTTTTGTACTTCTTCATCTGGCATAGTTTGAGGCTGGATTTGACTCATGTTACGTTTAAAATCCTGAATATTCTTAGCTCCAAGTTCCCCGGCTATATACTCAAAGATACGAAAGGTATCATATTCTTGCTTCAAATTTTCATCAGTAGCTATTATCTTATAAAGCTCTACCCAAACATCAGAGAAATTACCTCCTGGAATTGAACCATCTCGTACAATTACATCATAGTTCATTGCAAGTTCATAAGGATTAACAGGAATTCTATTTTCAGCTTGCTTACCAAATAACTTAGTCAGTCTTTCCTGTTCCCTGCCAGCTATTTTTACATAAGTAGTTTCACTTAAATACTGTTGTGTATGCACTCCAAACATATGCCCTATATCTTGCATAAACTGCATACTAGTCAGCATTGCAATACGCTGGAGACGAGATACTGCACTTCCTCTAGTCCCTTGAAACTCAGCTTTAGTCGTTCTATCAGGACCACTTTGTCTCTGTGATCCCATCATAGATTGATCTGCCCCTGATATTCTATCCATCCATTGAGTTATATAAGCTGAATCGCCTATATTTCGCTGAGTAATATCAGTAACTTGAAGTTGCTGAACTACCTTATCAACACCTTTTCCCCATGCAGGACGACGTAAGCGAATTAGTTTTCCAGGTTCTGGATCCTTAAGATCATTAATATTAACTAAGAAAGGATCAACAACTAACATATCATTAATAGATTTTCTAACATTAGATATATGAGAGTTGAATAAAAAATCTAACGTATGCTGTAAGCCATAGAGAATTTCTAATCTACCGATTGGAGTAGGTGAAAACCCATCAAATTCTGGAGCAGCTACAGCCGCAGGATACATTCCATGAGCGTGGGCTAGTTTAGAAGCAGAAGTAATAATCTCATCAGAGGAAAGTGTAAATAACCACTTTTCAGGATATTCACTAGTCCCCAGTTTCCACTCTTTTGGGATTAAGTTCACATGCATATTTATATTATCTACTTGACTTGTAGAAGCACTGGTAGTAGATGACTTAGGATCTGACCCTCCATATTTTTTATTTCTACTAGACTGATCAGTTGAAAAAGAAGACTTTTTATTCTTAATACCTTTTAAATACTTAACATTAAACATCTGATTATCTTCTTCTTTTTCCTCTGCTAGCATATTTATTAAGTTATCATTAGTTATCCAGCCTACATATTCTCCTTTCTGAATATTACTTACATCAACTGAAGGATCAGGAAGCCAATTATAAGGATCTATCGCACTTAAATTATTACCTTCGAATAGTAAAGATTCAACCCAGTTAACTTCTTTATTAGAGGTTTCTCCTTCTGGGCCATCAAACTTAATCTCAGATGAAATAGGCTTTAATCCATGTCTTCTCTCCCACCCAGGCGCTCCAGGACCTATCCCATAAGCTAGAGCATTTCGCAGGACTGAATGAACTGCAAGAGGAACCTTAGTTTTAATACAGTGAATACGTACTACTAACTCCAATAAAGAACTTCCCTTAACATCTTCAGGCCCTACTCCTTCATATTGAAACATAGGATCTTGAAAGAAAGCCATGGACATATAGGTTAATAATGCTTCTAACATAGAATAAGTATAAGGAAATATAATAGAAACAGGTTTTGTAGAATCTTGATTTTTAATAGTAGTTTCTTTATCCTTAAGTGGAATATAGAGAGTTAACATCTCATCTATTTTATTCCAACTAGGAAATCTTTTAGACATCTCATTACGAGATTCTGTAGCCCGAAGCATAATCTGACTTTTTAAATAAGTATGAAGATCAGATCCTGGCTTTAAGTTCAAACCATCTGGATATTCATAATCATAACTTTCTCTGGAATAGTCAGTAATTGATCCACTCCCAGGCTCACCTGATACTATGTAAGGCATTTTAGTTTCCTTAAGTAGCTGTTCCTAATTTGTTAGATGTATAGTGAACATGCACTTCTATTAATCTTACATCTCCAACAAAGGTATCTCCTGCATCACTAACATCTCGATATAGTCTACACTGTATAAAATCATGGGCTGCTATTGCACCAGCTCCACCAGTTAAATCTTCACAATCAATTCTTACAGCATCGTTAGCAGGTGTTCCAGTTGTAATTGCAACTACATCTACTATCGTAGTCGTTCCAGCTGTAAAATCAATAGTCTCAGTCTCAGCTGTAGCTTTCCATTCTATAGCCCATGCAACACCTGCTGCACCAACCGGGGCAGTATCTACAAAAAACATTATATGTAAAGACATATCAGTTGCAGGATCATGACGAGAAGGAGTTTTAAAAGAAAAGAAAATTTCTTCGTCAACTGCATCATCAAAATCTAATGTTGGAAAACCGTCTTTAAGCCCTTCCCCGGGCGGACTACCCACACCCCTTTTCATAGCTGAAACATCAATCGTCTGATGATTAAGTACTCTCGCAGTTCCGGCTAAGTTTAATTCGCCATCTACTAAAAAACTTGCATAATTAGTAGTTCCAGCATCCCCTATATTAGTAACACCAGCAGATGTAATACCTATTCGATTAACAGAGTTAGTCTGAACTCTAAAACCGTGAGCGCTAGTAGTACCAACATAACCCCAGAGATTCTGTGATTGTAGGAATGTTAAGCAATTATTAGTAGTATCATCTAATAATATAGTTGGTGAAGCAGCCTTTTGAATGTGTATATCATAAGCAGGAGTTATTCCTAATCCAAGACGATTTGATAGAAGTAAGTCTCCATCTACTTCGATAGTGATAGCTGCTGGAACTGCTACACAACCAATAGTTAATCCATTAGGTATAGTAATTCCACCTGTATCACTTATTATTACTAAACTATCTTGAACAGCTTTAACTCCACCATCTCCACGAACTATTGAATGATCAGCTATGACAGCAAGAGCAGATACTGCATTACCTATTACAGGTATATCGCCTAATACAACTACGTCATTAGGATCTACTGCTGATCCTGCTTTTATAGTCTGTGTAGTTTCAATAGCGCTAGGAAAATCTCCATCATCATACTGAGCAGCATATTCCACAGCACCTATTCTGATTGTTTGAAGAGCCATTTAAACCTTTGTTTTATTCCAAAACGTAGTTATAAACTTATAGTCTTATTTGCGATAGCTTTATTAATAAGATTTTCTAAGTTATCTAATTTTGAAAGGACTAAAGCACTGCAAGCTTTCTGTCTTTCAGTACAATGTTCATCAGTAACTTTTCCATTAGCTCCCATGTACTTTCCGCCTGCAACTGATATACCAGCTATTATAATCCCACCGAGAATTCCTGTTAAAGGATCTATCATGCTACCCTCCAGTTTGTGACAGGATCTTCATACTCAAGACCATCAAATTCAGCTTCTACATCATCTGAATTTTCTGAAGGAGAAAAGTACCTCTCTCCCATTTCAAGCAAGGAAATTAAATAAGCTAAACAATCCATTAAGTCCCATAGAGCTGACCTAGGAAACATCATAAGTTGAGCTTCTAAAACCTTCATAGTTGTACAAGCTGCATTGTGATAAATATAACCTCCACGATAGTAAGGTACAAGCTCCCTAATTCGTAAAGTTTTACCTTTCTCTCCTCCTTGACCGCCTCTAGCTTTAAGCCAGACCATTTGAAAGAAATCCCCTCTGCGAAACATCTCATTTTTAATAGGTTGTTTAACAAACTCATTTAAAGATGTTTCCTCAAATCCTATTACTTTTGCTCCTATCCTTGTAGCCATTCCAAACATCTCATCATAAATCTCATCTGGATATAGTTTTTCAGATATCGCATCTCGAACATAGACTCTAGCTCTTGTAAAGTCAAAGCCAAGGCCTATTATTGCAGTTTCAGCAGAATGAATTTTAACTGTTTTTGCAGGATCAACAATTACTGCACATTCCACTCTTGAATCATTTTGTACATCTGCGTCTAGTTTATTAATATCTCCTTCTCTAATCCCTGATTCTTGAGGTATATTATAGTAATGAAAATACTCTTTTCTAAATGAAGCGTCTTTAGTTGAAATAGGAAGATTTCGAAGCTCACGAAAGAATACATCTGTTTGTCCTGACTTTACATGATTCTCCCATTCCTTTCCTATATCCTCATCAGACATAAAGAGAGGGGCAGTAGATTTAAAGTTATCGTCACAAGCTTCAAGTCTTACAGAAGCCCATTCATCTGAGTCAAGAAGTTTTTGAAGAACTGAATCTTCATGTTTTAAAGTATCAATATAGACTATTTTATAATTCTTAGCTTGTGGTCCTATACGTGGTACAGCTTTAACAACATCTGCATAAAGCCATTCGTATTGGTTTTTTCTATATTCTTCACTCTGAATCATATCAGGATCTTCAAGATCATCTATAATAATAAGTCCTGGCCGATCATTCTTGAAAAGGACTCCACGAACCTGCTGTCCTGCCCCTCTTGGCCAGACTAGAGTATTATAAGCAACCCAAGCTTTCTTTGAAAATACTTCATCAAACTGTTCTTTCCCTACTTCCTTAGCTTTAAAATTTCCAAAAAAGTATCTTATCTCTCTATTTGTTACTAACTCACGACGTAAGTTTTCAGTCTGTAAACTGGCAGCATCATGACTTTTATTAATGTAGCAGATAAACCCTGTATGATTAAATAGAATATATCTAGCCATTAATGCTAAAGCTACAATAGAAGTCTTTCCCCAACCACGAGGAGCTGCAATTGCAACTTTATTCTCAGGACCATCAATAAGTTTAAATATCTCTCCATGAACTTTATCAGCAAAAGGCATATAGAATCGCTCAGGAAAAAACGACTGAGCAGTCATTCTAGTACTAACAGAACATAGAGAGTGTATATCTTGAATTTCTTTATTCATATAGTTTAGCTGTTATAAAGATCTCCACCAGCACCTTTCTGTCTATTATCAGCGTTAGCGTCATTAAAGTTTAACAATCTCCATGTATTACCATTAATACACATGAATGAAATAGCATCTGATAAAGTTAACTGTATATCAGCACTACTTCCAGTAATATTAGTTCCTGTCAAATCTATAGTTACAGTATGTCCAGCAGAAATATGAATGATTTGCCCTGCTGTTCCACCTAAAAAATTAGTGATAGTAGTTGTTCCTCCAGTAGTAAATGTATTACTTTCAGTGACACTCGGAGTTCCAGTATTATCGAGAGTAATCATATTACTAACTCTAACCGTATTTGTTTGCAATCCTGTATCTGGATATAATATAGTATTATCAGTAATACTTACAGTCTGTGTTCCAAGAGTTCCGATTCTACTAGCTGAGACTATAATATTTGATTGTCTAGTATAAAGACTTGTTGTATAAGCTATATTCATTGTATTTATATTACCTAGAGATATAGCATAAAATGAGAAGCCTTGTGCTGGAGTTTCATCATAATTTCCAAACAGTGTCAGTGTCTGCAATAAAGTATCAGCTGAGTACATAGCAAATGAATTTGCATCAAAGTGATTACTATTAACTGTCCAGTTATTACAAGTCACACCACCAGCTACTTGAATACCATATTCAGCTAATTGACCTGTTTCAAAACGAGATCCATTAACTATCATTTGAGATGTAACATAAGTATCAGCATTAACATAGATATTCGCTCTAGATGCTGCATCTGTCATTACAAAATAATTATCCCTAATTCTTATATTTGTAACTCCTCTCATATAGATGTTATCGGAGTTTGTACCTCCTGCATTATTAAAGTTACAATGATCTATCCAGTGAACAGTATTAGACTTATTACCTGTATCAATAGTTATAAATGTACTTGCAACTCCTTCATCATTATCACTTGTAAGCCAAAGATTTTTTCCTCCATCTTCATTATTATAGAATCCACAATTTCTATAACTATTTATCTCAGACGCATAACTGAATACATTAGCAATAGAATAACTTCCCATAAACTGAACATTCTCAAAAAGATGTTCTCCAGCACTTCCACCATCAATTACACCAGCTCCACCTCTTGCTAGAAGAATTCCAACAGTAGGAGTATTAACAGCACTACCAGTTATAAGAAGATCTTTAAATGTTAAATATCTAGCACCTACACACTCAATTCCAACTCCTGTATGATTGATGATAATACCAGTACCGGTATTACCTCCAGAACCTGTCTTTGAAGACCCACGAATTATAACTCCGTTTCTTTTTACGGTATTACTTATTGCTGATAAGTTTATTGGAGATTCTGTTAAATACTTCCCAGCTGGAAAATAAAGAGTACCACCGTTAGTTGCATCAAATGATGCTATAGCAGCATTGATAGCAGTTACATCATCTGTCACACCATCTCCAACTGCTCCCCACCACTGTGGTACTATATCTCTAGTATATCCTGCACCGATAGTTGCAGTACCAGCACCAGAAAATACTTGGAATAATCCTGCATCAAGATACCCATTAATGATTATATCTCCAGTAAGTTCAAATGCTCTAGGGCCAGCTTTTACATAACCTACAGTTGTAAGAGTAATTCCTGCAGTTATATCAAATACTCCGTTAGATAGATCTAATCTCTCATTTATTGTAGTAGCATCAGTTAAATCTACAACATGATCTCCGTATACATGAATAGTTACTTCTTCAGCTCCTACCCAAGTTAATACAGCACGTAGATTAAGAAACCAATCTAAATTTAACTCACTACCATCAAGGAAGTCTACTTCCCCTGCACCGGCTAAGATCTGATAATTCCATGCTTCTATATTCTTTACATTTGATAAAGTATCTCCTGCATCTACTGTAATAATGAAAGGAGATTCCCAACGAAGAACTACATCATCACCAACTGCCATATCATCATCAGTAGTTTCTGTCTGTGCTATTACCATTGTTAAAGCATCATCATTAGTTACATCTAATGCTTCATCAAGATCAACAAACCAAGTAGTTCGTACAATAGCTCCATCATCCCAGTCTATATCACCAGTCCCAGTAAAGATCTGACGATCACCTGCAATAATATTATAAGTCTCAATATCAAGCTGGCCAGTATTAGCTATTGCACCTGAACCAAGAAAGTGAAGATTAGCAGTAATAGGAATAGTTAGAGCAGTGGTAGCTTCTTCCCTAACAATATAAATATCTCTAACATTAGCTCCTACCGCTGTAATAGCAGCATCAATAGTTGCATAGGCTCTAGTATCAGTCCAGACTCCATTAGGAGAAGTTACAATAATATCTGGAAAATATTGAGACCAAGCAAAGGTTGCTATTAAAACAAAGAAAAGTACAAAAGTAGCTAATCTAGTCTTTTTCATTTTAATCTTCCTCCATCTATATCTGGATCTGTAAACTTCTCAGGATTTTGATATTCGAGAAGATGCCATACTTCATGACCTAACCATCGCTTATTCTTATCTCTATCCTCATCTGATTGAGTTCCCATATAGATATGAATCTCATTTCTTTTCTTAAACGTAGCTCCAACCCAGTTTTTTCTTAGATGATCAGGATCGCTTATAGCTGCAAGAAATCTTGACTTATCCTCATAAAAATAGAATTGTATTCTATCAAGAATAACAGTAGTGTACTTATCTCGTTTAGGTTTTTTCTTATATGAAAACCAACTCATGGAGTATTCACCGCCCATACTTGATTATTAGCATCGTTAGTTTCTGTTCCGTCAGATACAAAAATATTATCTGCTACAACACCAACCCCATAATGATTCGCTTGAGTCACACTAACCTTATAAATCGTATTAAGAGTGCATGTTCCAGTTGCTATAACCGTACCAACTCCGAACCGAATAACAGTTGCTTCAGCCACGTTATCCCCAAACTTTTTATTGATTTTGCTGTAGATAACGGAAGCATCGCTCACAGTTTCACGGGTTAGAACAGCATCGTCGTAAATTACTGTGACATCTTCGCCTTCTTTGATTGTGACAAGTCCAGCCGCGGCCGAATAATCCACATAGCTCGTATCAAGCACAGTCTCAACGTCGGCAACTCTTTTCAGGGTGGTGACTGTGGGTTGCATTTGCTGAAGGAATACATTGTCCAGATAGGCAACATTACCAGCGGCCATATTTTGTAATGTAAGAAAACCACCCGTAGTGGATTGAGCAGTAAACTCAAATACGTAAGGAGTTTTCGTAGTAGTTAATGCGGCACCGGTTTGGACCGCAATCCCATCAGAAACCCTTAATTTAGTATTACCAGCGCCACCGCTATAATATGCGTCAACAGTGAGTTGATATTTATCACCTATAACTAAATCCTGCGTTAAATCAGCACTGTCTCGGAATAAATCATTGGTCCCGTTTTGATTGTCTACATAAGTTACTTCAAGCTCATTGCCTACGTTTGCAATTGTGTTGCCGCCCAAAGGTGACCACGAATAAGTCCCGCTTGTGAAAATACTCGCCGCAGCATCCCACAACTCCGTCTCATTTGCCCTCTTCGTCCTGTTAAGCTCTGTCAGGATTGCGTTGCTGCCTGAGAGTTTGCGGATTGTAAATAGTGTTACGACCGTACTGCCTGCCGATGTGTTTCTGAAATAAACTTGAACATGCCCTGCCCCGGTCGTAAACACATACCTATCAAATCCAGTACCGATTAAGATAGTAGTACCACCAAGGGTTCTTGTTCTAAACTCAACCGTTGTAGCAGAAGTAACGCCATCAAATTCTAAAACATACGTTGTGTTCTCAGTTAGGTATGTCTTGAATAGACCACCACCACCAGTAGTGCTAAACGTATCAGAACCATCAATTGATGGGCCAGTGCCGATACCTGCCCATCCGACCGTAAAATCCCACCCGGTAGGCAGGTCGGCACCATAAGGCGCATCGGCAAAATCAGCAGATGTTTTCAAGCCAGTTGCTTCACCTGCGGCTATTGTGATGGGTAACTCAGCATAATAGTTAGAAGACCCTGGAGAGCCAGAAACCATCGAGAGGTTCAACCATGCTCCAGTAGGTGCTGCAACTGCAAGAATAAGAAGTATAATTAACCAGTGTAGTTTTTTCATTTATCCTCCATTAGCCCAATCACCACCTACATAGCCAAGCGTTCTCCACCCGTCAGTTCCCGACCCGTCAGCATCGTCTGTGCTTACAATACATATAATGTCACCAGGCTGTCCAGGGGAATCTATTGATTTACCGGCTGCAAGTGCTACTCCGTGAAGATTAAACTTCTCAGCGTTATCAGGGTTGAGGTTTAATGTTTCTCCGGTATCTCTGACAATGAACATTGCCAGCGCACCGTACCCGGCATCGGCAGCAGCATCAAGAGTTACTATTGCAGCGGCAGTTGCAAGATACATCTTGCTATGCAAATCTGTGGTGTTGAGTGCTACATTGCCTGTTATAGTGGTTCCGCGCGCCGCAAGTCCCGAAATCGCTTCTGTAACAGTAACACTTGTACCAGTAGCAGCTCCTATATTAGGAGTGGTTAAGGTAGGAGAAACATTCATTACTGGAGCACCAGTACCAGTAGATAATATCCATGTAGGAACTGTAGTGGGACTAGAACCTACCAACATAGAATTAGCTACTCCTGGATTTAACCAAGCATAGACATTATCAGCTGTAGCATAGAGAAATCCACCAGCAGTTTCTGTTAACGCACTTATTGAAATTAAAGAAGCCGCTAAAGGTTGATAGATTCCGGCAGAACCTACTATCCAATCCCTTACAGCATTTTGAGTAGGAGCTAACTGTGATCCATTCCAAGTAGCAGCATTGTAAGCTATATCACTTGGAGGAACAGGACCTATAGGCCCACCTCCGATAGGAGATAGAGCCATTGTAGAGAATATAATAAGAAAGAAAAAAGCTGGAATTATTAATAGTTTTTTCATCTTATGCTCCTATCTCGTAGTACATAGTTACCATAAGTTGTGCAGGAGATTGCTCACCTAGGCTTAGAAAGCGGAAGTTTGCTATACTGTTAGAGTTTTGAATTACCATAGATTGATTAGCAAAGAGTACATGACCTAAAGCACCTACCCAAGCTAAAGGTCCAGCGATAGGATCTACATTATAAGCAAAGCGGATACTTTCACCTTCACAAGTTATTACACATCCTATAGCTTTACATCCATTAATATTACTCATTTGAGCAGCAGAGAAATTTTGAGCAGCAGCAGTAGATGCTATTGCAAAAGTAATTCCAGCCACTCCGTCTAAAGATATTCCGTATTTATCTATCATGATTTATCCTTCTTTATCAAATAGTGCATTCTTACCTTCATCAGATTCGATTGCATCTATGGAATGGTTAGAATCAATTTTGTCTAAGCCATAGTCTATTAGTTTAGAAAAAGGTCTCCGCCAAGGAATAGTTCCATTATGTTTAATCTTTAATTTTCCTAAGCGGCTAGAGATAGTTTCATCAGGATCTCCACCTGCAATAGCATTACCGAATTGATCTAGACCAATAAGAATATTTAAGAAATATTTTCCTATCATTAGGAATCCTTTGTTTTATTATCAAACGAAGATTTGGTTAGATAACCTACTAATCCACCACAGACTCCTGAGACAATTTCAGATGCATCTACTTTTAGAATAAGCATAGCTGCAATAGCGATAGTAGTTACAGCTATTATAACTATAGTTTCATTCTTATCATGCACTAGATTTTACCTCCTCAAATGAAGCATCTACAATTAAGCCAGCTGCTTTAGCTGCAATTTTTCCTCTCTCAACAAAACCTTCTATCTCATCTCCGGTTAAGACAAGGTGAGATCCCTTAACCTCAGTTCGAGTAGGAGCACGATAACCGCCTATATCCATTGTCAGAGTGTCAGCAGTTTCTTTTTGCAGCTTTGAAATATTCTCACCATCTAGGATTTTATTGTAAGTCTCTATAGCTTTAGGTAAAAGTTTTCCAACTTCCTTAAGTACGTCAATAGAATCCTCATCTCGTCGTTGGCGGAGCTGGGAAAGTTTCTTACGGCCTAACTCGGAATTTAAAGTATTGGAGACAGTAGCTTCGGTAATACCTAGGAGACGGGCTATTTCTTTATGCTTGGGGATGGTAAGGGCAAGTTGCAGGATCTCATGATTGCGTTGCCAGAGCTGCTTGATGTCATAGGTCTTACGTTCTCCAGGTACAGCTCTACGCTTATCCACCGTTCGCATCTCAAAGCCGTATAGACTGTTTCCATTAGTTTCTAAAGCAGGAGTTTCCATTTTTCCATCTCTCACAGTCACATTTAAAAGTATTCTTTATCAAAACAAAAGATCCTACATCTGGATGACACTTTCCACCATCAGTGTGTAGGTGTTTACTATCATCACAGTATATATTATGATGACCACCTTGATAGACTAATTTAAATTTAGTGCCTTTAATCTTATAGAAACCCTCCATCTTAATCCTTCTCCTATATTCCCATTATCTACCTCCATTATACATGTTCTACAAGATCTTGTCAACCCATTATTCGGCACAATTGTTACTAGGTAGAGCATTGGTCAAATGGTGTCGCATATGTTCTAGTACTATTTACTTAGTAGTCTTCGTTTTATTATAATACATAGTGTCTAATTTCCTACTCCTAATTGTACCAAAAGTCGTCATTTTATATTCTTTTAACAAAATGTGAGAGAGGTAACCCGCCGGCTTTTGGGCTAGAAAATCCCCCTTCGGCCTAGTGATTATTGTCAATGATAACGGTGGGTTACGATAGTGGTTGACAATAGCAATCATTCTGATATGATATAGGTCAATTCGAGTTCAGTGCATCATTGCACATGGCGCTTAAGCGCATAATTTGCTCTTTGACAATTTGCAGGTGATACATGGTACGCAACTACAGGCGCTATGCGCTTGAAAGGGGTAACACCATGACACAGACACTAGGACAGACCATAGGTAAAGTTCGGCATACAGGATCAATTAAGAATGACGCAGGCGATAAAGTTCAGATCGGTATCTATATTGACTTTTCAACCTGTACCGATACGGACATCAGCAACTGGTTATGTGCTAACCGATTTATCGCAGGTCAAAGGCCTTGGAGGTCATTGTCGATTGATGAATTGAAAGGCCTTGATGGACAAACTTTCCTTGCTAGCGATATTGGTAAAAAGGTCAAATCACGCGCTGAGAAGTTGGCCGTTTATACCGCAATGGGATTGCCGGAAGCAATGGCTGCGATTGCGGTAGATGATCCGGTCAAATTCCAAACCATGATGGCCGCAGTTGAGACTACTGAAGATGAATAATCGTCAATATAAGTTGGCTAGGAAGGCTTATAAAAATGGGTGTTTAACACCGACTCAACTAGCTGCTAAAACAGGTGTGTCAGTTAAAATATGCGCTAGTGCTCTAGACCTTCTCAAACTCAACATGCCTTACAGATTAGAGCAATTAGCGATCACTAATCCAGCTGAGTTCATTAAAAAGGCTCAATCATTAAATTAATCCAACCTAGTATCATGTATCACCTACAATTGTCCTGCCCTACGTTTTAATCCAAGACGTAGGGTATTTTTATGCCTTCTTTCTACCACTCATCTCCGGCAAATGACACCAATAAATACCTTTACATTCCTATGTTCTACATATATAATGTAAATATATGTCGTTAATGATGATATGTCTTAATGTCGATGGGGTACCTCACTACACTCTAAAAAAAAAAAATAAAAAGAGGGAGTGAGGGGCTCCAATAGCAATACAGCATATACGACATATCGACATATTGGAGAAGGGAGAGAACTATGCATCATGGCAAGTGTAAAGAATGTAAGAAGAAAAGAACTATCTGGAATATGAATAGAGGTAAATGTATTAGATGTATTAATAAACTTATTAAAAGGAGAAAGATATGAGTAATAGTCCGGTCGTAGATAGTACACGAGGAAGCGCGCTTAGTAATCCAGAGACTTATAAACGAGATGTACCAATGCAGGTATGGCTGCAGAGTAGACATTTAGCTACATTGATGAAGTGGATAGAGAATGAAGGGATAGTAGGACTAATTAGATTTAGGTCAGACATATTGAAAATAGTAGTTGAACAATTAGTAATACATCTTACAGAATCTGGCGCTGTTAGAATGATAGACACTGCACAAGAAGCTCATGCTATATTAGAAGGAAGGTTTGGTGTACCTTGTAATCCAGATGATAAAGGAAAGAGAAATACTCTTCATAACTTCGAGTTGGATGAAAGAAGGCATGAGAGGGCAGGTGGTTATGCTCCGCCAGAGTCTTCTTATGAAAGAACTAAGCCTATAACAGAATCAAAACCATCTACATCAACTAAAAGATATACTGGAGGACCTATAACAAAAGAGCAAAGGAAAGAAGCTGAAGCTTTTAGAACTAACTTTAAGGAGAATCAAAGTATAGAATTAGCTAAGCAGGCTAAGAAGGAGTTAGAAGAAGTGCTAGCTAAAGCTGATGTTACTATACATCCAGAGTTTGGGAAAGTTATTATACCTAAAGGTGTCCCATCAGGAGTTGTAACGGTAGAGATTCAAGAGAAGCATTTGAAGGAAGTGGAGATAGTTAAGGAGAAGGAGAAGAAAGAGGAAGCAGAGAAGAGGAAACAGTATAAGTTGAAAGTGAAGAAGGAGAAGTTACAAGAGCAGATGGATGAACTGGATGAAGAGATAGATAAGCCAGAGGAAGACAACACTCCGGCCGAACGTAGTTATAATGATATAGTAGCTGATAGAGAAGAGAAGGATAGATTGCAGGAAGAGAAGTTAAGTATAAACAATGATCCTATGTTTTTGGATAAAACGTAGCATTGACTCAACTGTAATGTCAAACTGTAATTAAGTAGATGACTGATTGCTTATTGACATTGAGTGGATTTAATGGTATGGTGGTTCAGTAGGATAAATTTTTTAGTAGGTTGTGAATGTAACTTTAAAGGAGGAGGACTAACATGATCGAACATGCTTTAGAAATTGACAGTGAGACAGCAGATACTATTAACAGTATCGTAGAGTCTTACATGGAAGGTTGTATTGGCAAGGAAGAAATGCTTAACAAGGTAGTTCATTATACTTATGAATATCTTAACAAGCAGGAAGTTCCGGTCTTATTCGCTATATTTAAAGGAGAAAGGGGATAAACTATCATGAATGAAGAATCAGTTAGAACAGAACAATTTGAGGCCTTATACGAATCCTTTCAATTCTTACTTAAGAAAGCGATAGAGTGTAAGAAAACTTGCATCATCATACTAAATGATGATAATGAGTATTCAGATAAAGTTGAATGTAGAGTTGCATTAGCCGGTAATAAAGGACTTATGGCTCAAAGTATTTCATCTATTATTAAAGGAGATTCTAAAATAGGTTCTTTAGTTATGGCTGAGATGCTTCAAAGTATTATGGAGGAAGGATGAAGAATGAAATCTACTATCTGGCGAACTTTATTCTTAGCTAGCATATTGCTAGCGCTGATTTCCATAACAGTACCATTCTGTGCTGCAGTAAATTATCTTTACTGTAATGAAGTATCCAGTACAATGAAGGAAAGACTACCTTTTGGTAGAATAGTTTACAATGAAGGAGGTGAATAAACTATGCCCACCGACATTAAGACACCGGAAGAAGTCATGAAAGATGCTTCAGACAGACAACTTCGTCTGATGAGACTTCATCAAGTTAAGATTCAACTTGCTTTAGCTAAGAAAGTTGAATATGTAGGATTGAATAGAGAGGAACTTAATGATTTATCTAAGTTCTTGGATAGTAAACTTTATGATAAATGTTAGAATTGGAAGGAGTAAAGATTATGGAAAAGAAAGAATATATCCTCGATGATTTCTATAAAGCCTGTCAGAATATTATAGATAATAGTCACAAAGGCACTTTAAACTGGGCTGTTAACTATGCAATCGCAGGACAAGGAATGGCTAGTCGTTATGAAGCTAGAATTCAGGCTCTTTACATTCTTAACAATATAATATATTGGAGAGGAGATTTAGCAAAAGAGACTAGAGCTACCTTAAAGGCTATCGTGAAAGCATGGAAGAATGAAAGATAAGTTAAAAAGAGAAATCTGCTCAAGAGCAAGACACTTAATCTAAAAACAACTTCATTGAAAGGAGATAGACTATGTTTATCATCAGGAGAAGATCAAATAGTACAATAGCTACAGATGAAACCTTTGCAAAAAGAGAAGATGCAAAGCCTTTGAGAGATAAGATGAATAATCACTACCATAAAATAGTTCCTCTTCACAACAGGGAATTCTACGTTGCACGTTCTTCCAACCATCATCGTGGTCCTTCAAATTCCAAAGTTCAACACTGTTCACCTAAAACAAGGAGACTTAGTAAAAGATGAAATTCTTTAAAGGTATTGTAATAGCAACTATCATGGCTATTCCTTTTTGGGTATTCTTTGCATATATAATTTGGAGGTGGTAATATGTACTATTTACGATACTATGAGATGACAGAAATAAAAATAGGTTGTGGTGGACCTCCTATTCTTTACATCACTGAAAGTCATTCAGGATGGAACTTAGGCCCTGGTTTCTTAAATCAAGTTAATAGATACTATGGTTACAGAATGTGGAGATAATAAAATTCAACTGATATAAAGGTGGTAAAAGTGAAACCTTTCTTAGTAACTCTTAACTATCATAAAGAAGTACATAAAATCCGTACTAGTGCAAATACTCCTGAAAAAGCTAAGCAAAATGCTATAACTCGATTGGCTAAGAAGTTAGGAGTTACTAGGTTTATAGTTAACTATCATGTACATGAAGGAGATAAGATAATTATAAAGGAGATAAGAAATGACTCAGCAAAATAAAAAAATCTACACAGAAAAGATTCATGCAGAAAGACTCTTGAAAATACTTGAGCAAAAGAAACCGTGTGATTGCTGGCCTAAGTTTACTAATACTATGAATTCTTGGAAAGGTGAAAGAGAATTTCCTCGTTCAAATACACAAAAAGGGGCAGCAATCTGTGCTCTCTGCAGAAGTTTTGTAGGAGTTGGTTATCAATTTTTTTGTCCTTGTGGTTTTCTCGGCTCAGAAGAAGCAGTCAAACGTTCATGGATTGCTCTTGAAGAAAAAGGTTATCTTAAAGATCTTTATTAATATAACATCTTACTGCAACTAAAAAAGGAGAAACTTAATGAAACTTAAATTTAAGCTTACTAAAATGGCAAGGAAGGCTGGTGGAGATCGCTATGAGGTAGAGGTAAAAGGTGAAGCTAATCCTTTTGTAATCTATGTACCACAGACTATTTCCCGAGCAGGTGGAAAACCTTTTCAAACTCTTACTATTACCGTAGAAGGATAATACTTAACTAAGGACTGTACATCCTTAATCAATAAAGGAGGTACTATGGGAAATAAACGAGAGCAATGTTTAAAAGATATAAAAGAAATCTTTAGAGAAAAACCTCCTCCTATTTATAAATCTCCTTTACCAAGAAAGATGCAAAGAACAACTGCAACAGGAAAATCCGGTAAAGTCAAGGTTTATACATTAGAAGTGAGATTTCTCTACATGTTAAAGAATTATGATCCACCCTTTGTATTATTTCAAAACGGAGGTGACCCATCATGAACTCCCATACATTACCTGGCAATGAAAAACTTTCTCTAAAAGAAGAACTACTAGACATTCGTAATAGAATTCTTCCTATCATCTTAATATTAGAGAAGTTAGACAGAGTGCGAAATATGCATCTTAACAAACTATTATCTCTACGTTCTCGTTATGCTGAAGTAGATCGTAAACTTGCCTTCGCTACTAAACTAACGGTAGTGAATAAGAAAAGTAAAGACAAGGAAGGAACTGAGACGTTGGAAAGTATTCTCAATGACCCTGAAAAGGCTAAGAAGTTAATGACTTTGTTAAAAAAGGAGATGGAAGCCTAAGCAATTGTACCAAAAAATGCCTTGACATCTATGCAAAGAACATATATAATCAATTTATAAGTCAAGGAATTATCAACTCAACTGCGCAAGTCAATGGAAGGAGGTGATAACTGCAGTATGTACTATCCTGTTCCATCATTCACACTAACTGTATTATCAAACTAAGAGGAGAACTGTACTATGAAATCCCAAGAAGTTTCTGCAAAATCGCCCAAACTCGAACGTGAAAGCCTTTGCTATGTTGAAGTACCTGAGACAGTAGAAGAAGCCATTGAAGTATTCGGCAGTGATGCTGTAAATTCCAATGCTATTTCCAACTGGGTTGTTACCTTGCAGGCCGCAGTACGGCGTATGCATACTGCTGGTAAAACGGAAGAAGAGATCCAAACTGCCATGGCATCTGCAAAGATGGGTGTTGCTACCTCCGGTGGCAGAATTGATCCTATTCAGGCATCCCTTGCCAAGTTCAAGACCATGAATGAAGAAGAGCAACAGGAGTATTTGAACAAACTTCGTGAGGCTGCGGAAAGTACCGAATAAGTTTACCGAATAAGTTTACCGTACTTTTCCGCCAAAGATGGGAAGGGTTGCCTTGTTCCCTTCCCATCTTTTTTTAAATCTCTACAATGGTGTCAAATGGAAGGAAATGAAAGATGAAAAAGAAACTGTATAGAATAGGAAATTCGAAAGAACCTACACCACAGCAAATGATGAGGATGGCTGAGAATCTTAAAGCTGCTTATAATGGAACTGCTGTATCAATTAGATCACTTGCTAATAATTATGAAAATAGTTATTTTCAATATGGAATCTATGTAAGCGATTACGGAAATCATCATGACTTTAAGACCTGGCCTGAAGCAGTAGAATGCTACCGTAAGCTAATGAAAGACGCTCCAGATGGCTCGTAAGGGAATTCAACTACTATATCCTTTTGAGGAAAAGCGTCTTGCCAAGTGGCAGCCTCCTTACATCGTCCAACCTAAGTACGATGGAGATAGATGTTCTAACACTCCATTGCCTACTGCTCCACTTCTCCTTACCAGCGAAGAGAATTTATTCTACTCCGTTCCTCATATTAATCAGCAGTTAATTAATACAGGGCTTTTTAAAATTCCTTTAGATGGAGAACTTTATTCTCATGAGCTGTTTCTTGAGGGTGGGCATGAACTTATTCATTCTATTGTTTCCCGTACTGTTAATCTCCATCCTCGACATGAAGAGATGGAGTTTCATGTCTTTGATGTAAAGCATCATGATACTCCTCAGATAAAGCGATGTTTATACTTGAAAAGTTTAGAGCCTACCTTTCCTTTAAACATTAAACTTGCTCCTTATTGGATATGTGAAACACTGGATGATGTAAAGAGGATTTACGATAAAGTTATTAAAATGGGCTATGAAGGAATTGTAGTTCGTCATTTTCTAGGTGACTATAGAGAAAAGCGTAGCATCTATGGAATGAAGTTTAAACCTAAGCGTAAGGATTCTTACATTGCTATAGGTTGGAATGAAGAAGTTTCTATTGCTGGAGTAGGGAAAGAAAGGATAGGTTCTATAGACTGTATGTCTGAGCCTGGTGACGAGTTCTCCGTTGGAGCAGGGTTAGATGATGATCAGAAATCCTTACTTTGGAACATTCGAGATCAGATTGCAGGAAAGGAAATTATAGTTCACTACCAACACTTAACCAATAAAGGAGTCCCTAAGGGAAGTTTTGATTTGAAGATCCCTGAACTAGGGATAGAGTGAAGAGATGAAACAATTTAAATTAGTAATAACTCCAGCAATTCCACCTGCAGAAAGACATAGAATACAAGATCAATTAAAGCTTCTAAACTATAAAATTATAGGAGCTGGAACTTATACAGATTTGTCTAGAAGTGATATATCTTTTGAAGAGGAGGAAAAAGATGAAAGGTAAAACTATTATAAAAGACTTTGAAAACTCGGTAAAAGAAAAAGATCCAGAACTTCTCAATAACATTCAAGTAGCTGCTACTATAGCTCAGATGAAGATGTTTGACATTCACGCTAGAGCAATGGGCTGCTTTTGTGAGTGCTTAGGAATGAATGGAGAAAATTCAATAGCAGCTTGTAAAGACTATCAACCTCCCTTTGATGATAATGCTTATGTGGAAGTAGCTGTTAAGTGGGGAGTAGCTGATGATGCTGGAAAACCTTTAATCTAAGAAAGGAAAAACTAATGACTGAAAAGTACAACAAATCATTCTACGTGGCAGGCGTAAAATTTCGCAAGGGTTGGAAAGAAAATATAGCGAGATTAGAAGAAGGACAAACTCTTAACTTGGTTCCAGACCCTTCTAACCGCTTTGATCCAGATGCTATTATAATATCTGGAAGTGAAAAGGGCGAAACTGACATCATGATACTTGGCTTCGTTCCTGCTAAGACAGGGGAAGCAAAGGAAGTCGCTGCTCTTCTCCGCCGTGGAATAGAACTCAAAGCTACTCTTCTTGAACTTTCAGCTGACTTTGAACCTTGGAAGGCATTGTTAGTAGAAATTGAGGAGGTTTAGATGGCTAATAACTACCACTGCGCTGCCTGTGGAAGGGAATTAAAAACTTTCCTAAAAGGTATACCTAAAAAAGGAATCATTCTTACCTTAATAGAACCTCATGTTTGCAATCCAGATGAGATTGTAGATGATTATGAGTTCTTACCTGAGAGAGAAGATAAAGCTACTTTTGGTAAAGGTATTGCTGAAAAAGTATTTGAAGAAGGAAAAAGAAAAGAACTTAACTTCCCCTTCGTTTCAAAATTAAACAAAGCACAAGACACCAAACCTTTACCTCTTACAGGAGATAGACGTCCTGAGAAAAATCATCGAGAAGAGATTAAAACTTCCACTGCCCCTCACGGTATAATGGCTAGAACTGGAGCTAATCATACTCCTGTATCAACCTCACGTGAAGTAGTAGAACCAGATGACTAAGAGACTAAAAGGAAGTTTCATATGCCCTAATTGCAGAGGTGATATGTATGTTATAGACTCTCGTGGTGTAGCGGCTAAGGGCAGTCGCTATGCCACTTCTCAATGGTGTAAGAGAAATTATGGTTGTGTAGACTGTCATTTTCGCTTTATGAGTATGGAAGTTTTAAATCCAATTGCTTACACTAAAAAACCTATCCCTGCCTCAAAATGGAGATAAGATGAATGAAAAATCTAGAGTTTATATAGTTAATAAATCAGCTCATGACTTTAGCTCGGCTGAAAAGTTTGGTGAGATAATCTTTTTATCAGAAGGTCGTATGAGTCGCTATGCTGTCAACAATATGATTAGACAGTTTTCAGATGTAATGGAAGGTTCTTCATCTAAAGACTATATAGTTCCTTGTTCTCTGAATGTAATGAATTCTATTGCAAGTGCTATCTTTGCTCATAAGCATGGAAGATTGAATTTATTACTTTTCAAAAATGGGAGTTATATAGAAAGAAATGTAGTATTTTAAAGGAGGTGATTTAGTTGCTAAGACTTAAAACAACTACTCGCACTGGAAAGATATTCCTAGGTCCTTTTGTTTATAATTTAGATGAAAAGGAAGCTAAGAAAAAGCTAAGACGCTTAAACTGGCTAATTCCTAGAATTAAGACAGGAGTTAATGCAGGAAAGGCTATAGGAAAGGCTTCTATGGAATTAATAGAGGTTAATAAGTTTCCTAAAATGGCTACTATAACTTCTTCTGTCTTAATGCAAGAACATATTGAACTAGTAGAAAAGAAATGGAAGGAGCAAGAATATAATGAGCAGTATAATAACTAAGAGGACATTGACTAAGTGGCGAAAGGAAGCTTTATTAGATAAACCAGACTTCAATGGTAAACCTAGAAGTTATATAGGAGCCAGAGAAGAACTCAACCAACGCATCCTTCGCCTTACTCTAATCTTACTAGATCAGGAACTAATGAAAGGAAAATAAGATGCCTATCCCTTACCACCCTTGCTGGGACGTACGTGATTCTTCTAAACTAGATGATTACTATTCCTGTCCCCGTTCATACTTCTTCAAACACATCTGCGGCTGGCAACCTGAAGCTCATCGACATGACCTTTTCTTTGGTGAGTGCTGGCATATAGCTCGTGAACACATGATGATTCATGGCTACAATGATGTTCATGGTGCTTTAGGTGCTTTCCTCCTTCGTTACCGTGAAGAACTCCCACCTGACACTGATCATTTCTACCGACCAAAAGATCCCGATGGTGTAACTTTAGCCATCCCTACCTTCGCTGGACACTATCAACGTGATTTAGAGGAAAATGAAGTCCTCTTCACTGAGATCTCCGGTACCGTTCCTGTTGATGAAAAGCGTGTCCTTTACTTTCGAATGGATACTGTAATGCGTCATAAGGAATCTGGTAGAGTCTTCTCTTGGGATCATAAATCTAAAGGCGGTGACTTTAATCGTCAGTGGGAAGATAAGTTTCATTTATCTATTCAGAATGGTACTTATTCACACTGTCTTTACTGCTTGTTTCCTGAAGAACGTGAAGCTGGATTGGTGAAAGGTGTGGAGTTTTGCGGTACGAGTTTTAAATTCCTTAAGCGTGGTGGACCTGTAAATCCTCAAGGTTATAATATTAACTTTAAACGAGTCCCTGCTTTTAAATCTCCTTCTCAGATGAATGTTTGGCTATGGAATACTCTTGATCTTTTAGATGATCTTGATAGAGACATGGAGCGTCTAATGCATTGTAAAGATTCAGATTCTGTAATGCAGTGCTTTAGACAAAATCCTAAATCCTGCTCTAATTACTTTGGGTGTGAGTTCCATGACTATTGTATGACTTGGGATAATCCTTTAAGGTTTATAGATCAACCGCCTTTAGGATTTATTCAGAAGTACTGGGATCCTAGGGAAATGGAAACTACTAATAAGATGGCTTTGGAGTGGAGGTAGATTATGT